TGCCGGCGCCTTCGATCTTTACGCCATACTCGCCCCAGACACCGTTGAGCTCGTCAGGCAGAAGGATCAGGGCACGCTCTACGCCGTTGAGCCAGTAGCGGGTTACGAACACACCGCCGGCCAGAGGCTGGCCGCGCTCAGGGAGTTCGGCGGCGAGTACTGTTTGCTGTGCTTGCTTGGTCATGGGTTTGCTCCGGGTAAGCGCCGCCCTCCGGTTTCCGGATGCAGCGAGTAGGGTTGGTTATTCGTCGTTACAGATGCGAAGGGCTTCGCGGTTGTAGGCGAGCTGCAGTTTTGCCGACACGTTTTCAGGGATCACATATTCGTGTCGCGGCGGCGCGAGGAACTTCGCTGATCCAGTCGGGCCTAGGCCGTGCAGGTGATGAATCATCAAGGTCATTGCCTCGCCCTGTTCCTCGATACCGTGCCAGGCCATCAGGTCAGCCAAGGCCTGGCGGGTGCCGGCCATGGTGTGGAGTCGCAATTCTTCCTCGCCGCGAGTCTTTCGCCTCGCCGCGGTCTTTGCCGATCGCTCTTTCTGTTGGGCTGCCATAATCAGGCCTGCTTGGCTGGCTTCGCGAAGAAGGCAGGCGCTGGACCTTTGGTTGCCTTCGGATAGTCGATATCGAACTTGGCCAGTAACCGTTCGAAGTTTTTCCGGTTGGTCTGGATGCTCTCTCGCGCCTGGTTCCTGCTGAAGCCTCGCGCCAAGAGTTCACGGATCAGCGTGGCGTTTCTGGCGTCACGTTCTTCATCGACAAACCGAAGATCCTTCTTGCCTCGCGTATCTGCCGGCTGGAATTTGAATCCGCCAAGCTGTGCAAGCCGCTGCAATGACCGTATGTGCATGCCGGTTCTCAGGATGGCCTGGGTATAGGTCATGGTCTCGGCCAGCCCCCTGATGTACTCCAGTTCATCCGCTTTGGCTTTCTCGCGCATTACCTTCCTTTCATCGCGCTCGATGTCCCGGAGCGCCATTTTGTCCAGAAACTTGACTGGCTCTGCGATGCACACCGCGGCCTTTTTCTTCCTTGGCTTCGGCTCTGGGTGGTGCCTGACTGGCGGTGGCCTGAAGTTCGGCCCCTCCAGCACCTGGATAGTCCCTCCTTTACTCAAGAAGGCCTCAATGTTATGAGCCAGTTCGTTCGATGCTGGCCGAAGAGCCTCGACCATGCTGAGGTGGTTGCTGATCATGCTGCTTTGCTCCCCATCCGCTCCCGCATTTCCTTCTCAAGTTCGGCCAGCTCTTCCAGAAAGGCCTTTATTTCGGCTTCCATCTCGCGGGCGCGCTTGAAGTCGAACTCATATCGGAAGCAGACGTATTGAAGCTCCTCGGGCAGGCGGTCGTCGTAACTCACGAAGTCAGCCCACTTGCGGCCAGTACAGGCCATCTGGGCAAGCATCTGCCACTCGTACTGAGGGTCATGCTTGCCGGACTGCATGGTCGCGATGTGGGTTGCAGTGTTAGGGCACTTGATCTCAAGCACGCCGTCATCACCCGATAGACCGTCTGGCGATGCGCCGAAACCTTGAATGGTCGGGTGCATGACCAATCCAGTCTCGACCACCATCAGGTCCTTGTCAGCCTCGTAGGCCATGCATGCGAATGGCTCAAGCTCGACGCCGCGCTGAACAGCCGCGTTGCGCGAAAGATCCATGCCGCCCTGCTGACCAGTCAGTCGCTCGCACAACAACTCCATCATGTAGTTTTTGCGAGTGGCAGAAGGCCCGCCACCGCGCCCGCTGGACATCACGTCCTTGACCCGGCTGGCTGTGACATTCCCAAGCCTGGCCGCAAACCATTCAGCGCTACGCTGCTCCATCTAACACCTCCTCAGCTTCGCCCTCGATGGGCTCGGCTGCTGCTTTCAGGGTTTCGCTGCGCTTGGTCACTTCCACCTTGAAGCGGGCATGACCAGCAGCGTCTTTGGCTTGTTTCATGGCGGCCGTGGCGTTGTGGTAAACCTCGGCGAGCGCTTCCAGGCTTCCTGCGCGCATCGCCAGATCAATCCAGTCGTTCACCATCTCTGTATCGGTTGGTGCCGATCCCTGAATTGATGCAAGGCCTTCGCCGCCGTCGGTGTTCAGGTGGTGGATCGCCTGCTCCAGACGCTCTGTCTTTGGCCAGTACTTGTAACCACGCTTGACGACTGTCTTCTTCATCATCTCGCCAGGGTCGGTGACCCACGGGCAGGATGACTTCTTGCTAATCCATGCCTTCCAGGCGCTGGAACGGTCGCGGATGGCGTTCACGTCGTCGATGCTCATCGTCTCAGTGAGATAGTCGCCGTCGGCGGTCTTGACCACTACATACACGCCGACAGCCTCGCCGCGATCCTTTGCGAACGGGTTGTATGAGTGGGTCGGCGGCTTGTCGAAGCCGTTGAGCGCGAATGAGTCAGCCGTGTAGACCAGTTCGGCCTGGGCCCATCGGATTGCTCCGGTGGCCATGGCCAGGTCCATAAGTCCGATATAGCTGATGTCCAGGCATATCTTTCCGTCGCGAGGGACCAGATAGGCCTGCTTCTTGGCAGGGTTCAGGCTGATTCCGATGGCGGCAATGTTGGTGATGGCGTTGACCACGGACTGCCGGTTCTGGACGGCGATCTTGGTGGCGTACTCGCTGGAGGTGATCACCTGAATGGCGAATTCAGCCTCGCGCTCAAAATTCAGTGAGCGGTCGGTCAGCACATTGGCGAACTGATTTCGCGCGCCGTAGATGTCCTGGGTGATTGTTGCGACGGCCTGGCTCATGGCGACCTCAGTACTGGATGGACATGGAAGGGATGAGACTGCTCGCAACCAGCTTCACAGCGAGTCGCGCGCATTCTTCGGTCATGCCGTGCTGGATGAATGCTTCCTTGGCGGCTTTGTAGATCGCGCCTTTGTGGGCCTTGTCCGCCTCGCGCGCCTGTTGCTGGCGCAGGATTTCATCTGCCGCTGCGTTGGCTCTGGCGACCTCATCCAGCCGAGCCCGCTCTACGGCTTCTTCCTGGCGGCGTATGGAGGCAAGACGCTCCTGCTCGGCGCGCTGCTCGGCTGCCAACTGGTCGGCCTTGGCCTGGGCGGCATGGCGCTCTGCCTGTTCCGCCTGCAGCTCCAGTTGCAGGCGCTGGCGTTCGGCGGCGGCCTCTGCATCACGGGCGGCCTGTTCGGTTGCCCGCTGCGCTGCTGCGGCCTGGTCCAGCAACTCCTGTTCGCGGCGCGCTGCTGCGTCACGCTCAGCCTGGGCCCGCTGTTCAGCTTGGATTCGTGCCTGCTCAGCCGCTACCCGGGCAATCTCTGCATCGCGGTCTCGCTGGGCCTGCGCTTCTGCCTCGGCCCGTAGCCTGATCAGCTCGGCTTGCTCGGCCTCGTACTGGGTGCGCTCGGCCAGCAAGGCGCGCAGCTTGGCGAGTGTCTGGTCTTTTACCTGTGCGGCTTCGGCCAGGAACTCTTCCCAGGTGTCGTTGATTTCGACCAGTTCAAGCTGGGCGATGATGTCGGCGACCTGAGTGGCGGTCGGGGTCGCTTCGAAAACGGCCAGATCCTTGATAGCCTGGATTCCGTCAACGTGCTTATCTTTTCGAGCCTGCTCGGCGGCCTCCCAGTCGGTCAGGGGCTGTCGGGTGGCATCGCGCAGGCTGTCCATCTTGGTGACGAACTCGCGCAACTCGGCCTCGACGACCTTCGGCATTTCCTTGAGGCGCTTCAGGTAGTCGCGGCCCGGCTTCTCGACCGCTGTCTTGGACTTGCTGACAGTTGCGGCCAGGCTGGCAATACGCGCACGGCCCTTGGCGGTCTTGAGGTCAGGAACCTCGCTGGTTACTTCGGCTTTCACTGCGTCGAAGAACTGGCCCAGGCCACCGGCGACGTAAATGGCCGGCGCGTTGTCGGCGCTGATGTCGTCAATGGTGATTACTTGCTGTTGTGCGGACATGGTGACTCCCTGCCGCGATGCTCGCAGCGATTGAAGGTGTTGGTTATTGAGTGATTCGATCAGCGAGGGCGCCGAGCAACATCAGGAAGGTGCAGACGGCGAGGGCAGAGAAAGATCCGCGCCAGATGAGCATGCGCCGGGTGCGCTGGTGGGCGGTCATGGTCGAACCCTTACTGCAATCCTCCCGCCCTTCATGGTTGGCGCCAGGCGCTGCGGCAGATCCCGCACCAGGTCCTCACGCTTACGGCCGATGAGCTCGTTGAAGGGAAGGCCGAAGCCCAGGATGGCAATGCGGCGCTCGATGTCGTCGATTTGCTCGTCGATCAGCGATTTAACCGGCGCGGTGGTCATGCTGCCTCCTTACGCGAGACCTTGTTGAGGCGTGCGCAGTAGTGGTCGAATTCCTTGAGGGTGATCGCCTGGTCAATCAAGAACTGGGCGATCATCCGCTGAACAATTAGCGCCTCGTCCGCGGTGCTGGCGGCATGCGTGAGGCTTTCGAGTGCTTCGTCGATGACGATGTGGGCGCTCATAGGTCACCATCCACGTCGTCTTCGGCCGCTTCCCGCTCTGCTGCCACTGCGTCGGCGGCATATGGCCTGAGCAGGTCCATGGCGATCCGCTCAGCGGCTTCGATGGGGCGCTGCTGGCCGATCAAGTCAGCAGCGTGGCCGCGTGAATCCGACTGGCTGCCGAGGATCGATGACAGGAACAGGCGGGCGAACGAATCGCGCTCGTCCAGGCCGTCGATCTGGCGCTGATTCAGGATGCCTTGCAGGTAGGTGCAGTACCGGTCGAAGGTCACAACCTGCGGCCGGCCGTAGCGCCGCTTCCAGGTGATGTCTATGCCGCACACCAATTGTTCCGCCGAGTGCTCAAGCCACCCCTGTTCCGGGCTCGCCTCGCTCACCTCTGGAGGCAACTGAGCGTCGTAACGCTCCTGGCAAATATTCAATGCTGCGTTCATGGTCGCCTCCAAGGTGGCGGGTTGTTCACCTGTATTCGTCAACACTCATGCCTCCCGCTGGTTGCCGATGGGCGCGGGGTGAGTGCTGACGGGTAGAGGTGGGGAAGGGTGATGCGGAAGGCCGGACGCGATCCCGGCGAGAGCGGACCCTTTCGGGACGACCGCTCGGAGAGGCTAACCACGCATAGCTGGCGCCCTATTAACCTGTGTTTCTCCAGGGCCGCCGAAGCGTTCAACCCAGCTTTCAACACCGCCTCTGCATCGGGGTGTGATCTGCATGACGTTTGTCTGCCTTTGCTCTCGCGCTGGCTGACGGTACTCAGATCACACTCCGATGCAGCCTCTCCCTATACGAGTCTCCCCAAGGAAAGGATCGGGCCAATTTTCGTCTGGCTGACGTGCAAGGAGAGGGTTAGGAGGATCGGATGACTGCATGTGCTGACCTGTTTGGAATCCTGCAAATAAGGCCGAACTCTTCGCCGATTTCGATTACTTCGCGGAAAGGAAGCCCGTCATCCGCGAGCAAGCCTTCGTGCTCCACGTCGAACTGCCAGATCAAATCCATGAGGCTGTCACAGCCCATGCAGGTCTTGACTGCGTAGAAATCGCCATCCCACTTCCCGGCAATGTTGATGTAGCGTTCGCCGGGGTTAATGGTCCGACGGCAGCACTCGCAGTTGTGCGGGCTTCGCGCCTTGACGATGTTTTTGCTTTGGAATGAATCGCTCATGACTCTCTCCGATGGGAATGGGCTTCCAAATACCTCCAGGGGGTCTAGAGGCATTTGTGAAACCAGATGGCAGGCCTGAAACAGCAGGAAGCCATCTGATGTGATGCAGGGGGCCGCGTTGCGCGGTGTGAACTCTTCCGCATCCCGCTGCGCACTCGGTGAATGCGCAGGAAGATGGTTCAGGCAAGGTGAATGGCCAGCATTCCGCGATCCATAATCGCCAGCTCGCCTGTGCTGTTCATGATTCGACGCAACTCTGCAACACCACCTGCTATTCCGGTCACTGCCGCAACAACTTGCAGCCGTCCTTTCTTGTCGGCGCTGCGTAGGGCGGCGCGGATTCGTTCGTCTTGCTTTGGATCAGTCATGTTCATCGTATTGCCCTCCGTTGATTTCAGATTTCAGCGAGTTGCTTTGCCCGATCCAGCAGGGCGGCGCAGACGCGCTCGTCGTATCGGTCGGTGGTTCGGTATCTATCAACTACTTCAGCTATTACCGAAGACTTAGCCTTAGCCCAAGCTTGATGAGCCTCTTCGGCAGTTTCATAAACTCCCAGGCCGACCCGCTTACTGTCCGCCAGTCGAATCCGAGCAGCGAACGGCATGCCTCTGGCATTTCGCGTCACCCCAGTTGGTAGATCGCCCCGCACCGCTGCGCAGTCATTCATTAACGTGTTGATGTAGACGGGAACAAACACTGATGTCTCTGGGCAATACAGTTTTTCCCAAGGGCGAAGAATGTCTTTGTCCAAATGATTGCCTTGCCATGGCTGCTGCTGCATCCAGCACTTGAAGCTCATGAACGAACGCCACTCTTCAGAAACATGGCAGCCGTCATAACCCGGACGGCGAGCAACTTCCTTTCCGTAGCACCGGGCAATAATTCCTTTCCATCTGCTGTAGTAAGGGCTGATCGGCTTACTTGCCGAGGCGCAGCCCTTGGGCTCGTCGTTGATTCCGAATCCCTTGATCAGTCCTCTGTGCGACATATCTTGTCTCCACTGAATTCAACAATGCCGCCTCATCGAAGCGGCATCAGTAAATCTGTGGGTCATACTGGTTTGAAGTTGCGCAGGAAGTCGGCCTGCTTGCTGCTACCGAAGATCGCTCGACCCTCGATCTGGTACTCAAGGATTCCGAAGGGTTTTCGCTCCAGCACCACGACCA